GCCTTTTCTTTCCTATATTATATTTGGACTCAAGAGTCCAGTCACCTTTTTCTTTATATGCAATTACTTTAATCTGACTTAAAGGAGCAGCATCCTTGATACCACTTTCTTTTACGATCTCTACAAGACCCCAATCTGATAGTAATTTAATAATTCTGTTACGTCTTTGTACATCATTCTCTGATAGGTTGGCCTTTTTACCATCCAGAGCGAAGAGTTCTTTAAAATGTACTATGTAATATTGTCCTTTCTTATGAAGAATGTGACAGGATTGATAAAGTTTTTTTTCTTTACGAGATGCTACACCAATTCTTGTTAATGTTTCACGAACTTTAAGGAAATCATCAGGTTCTTTTAAATTCACCTCAATCATATCATCCTTAGTCCATTGAACTTCTTTGAGTTCGTTCATTTCTTACCACCCCTATTCAGTTTGTGTCTAATGTAGTCAAGTTGATCAGGAGATAGGATTCTTAATGCTTGCTTTGCCTTTTCATTACTATAACTATAGTATTCTTTAACAAGATCTAGATCATCTATCTTCTTCTTCTTACCCCAAGGAGAAAATCTTTTCCTTGGTCTGATCGTATTTATAAAAAAATCATACTGAAGTCTCTTATCTATATTAGGAAGTCTGTTCATCTCATTAGCATACATTATAGTATCCATATGCTGAGATAAGCATTTGTTAACTACGTAGGGTGGATAGTTTTTTTCCCAACCAACATCATCAGTATTCATCAGATTTTCTTTGTTCTGATTAATACTATTAAGATAGTCTTTTAGAGGATAGCGATCATCGTAAGGCATTGTATTCTTCAATAAGTTTTTGTCGGTATTCAGTAGTTCTTAGATCATTATTAATTAATTTATTCTTATCAAAATATTCTGACTGACATCCTCCTCTACTACGAACGTAATGTAAGAAGTACTGAATATATCTTTCGCCTTGGAACTCATCTCTCCAATGAAGTGCAGTAGTTCCGAGATACATCATAGCATCTCCTGGATTTAAATCAACAGGTACAGATTCATACTCAGATGTTTCAACTGAAATTGGCCAAGAAGTATCTTGATCTAAATTCAATGTTAATGAAATCTCACATGCAGGTCTGTCCATATGCCTTTTTAAAGTAGCACCTTTCTTATAGATTCTACCATAACAATAGGTAGGAAGTACATACTCACCTATTACCTTAGATACAGCAAAAGTTTTATTACATAAGATCTCTAGTGCTCCTATTAAATTATAACTAGATGGTGAACCTGGAACCTGTTCATCATCAGGAAACATATAAATTTTATCTTCTTCTTCAAATTCAACTGCAATACGTTTCGCCTCTTCAGCAGGAATAAAATTCGGAAGAATGAGATAGTTATTCTTTAGGAGTTCTTTATTCATCTTCTCCAGTTTCAAATTCAGTAATTTGGTCAACGTAAACTTCATGAGTACCTATAAGATACTTGTGTCTTCCGTCATCATCACCAAGATATTTAAGAGTATTATCACCCTCAGTAAAGGTATGCTCTCTCAAAACTGCTTGAAGTCTGTGATGTAATAATTCTACTTTACTAATCATATTGAATAATTTGTTAGTACAAGTTCCTTACGTTTTGCTTGCTCCTTCATATAATCACCTGTAGTACGCATACTATAAGTATGATCAAACTCTGCAGCATTCCAATCTTTAAATCTATCTTTTATTACCTGAGTACTATTATATGATATCATCTGATGATTGGTATGTGCATCACAATCTTTTGCAAACTGATCATGATCAAAGTACTTATGCATCTCACCCCTCTTACCATAGATAGGAATTCCAATCTCATAAGGAGGATCAAAGTAAGTAAAGACATTCTTCTCATCTGTAATCATTCTTTCATAAGAAAGATTAGTGATCACCCAGTTCTGTATCACCACCGAATATGCTGGTAACTTTTCTATGCCTCGTAAACTGAAATTGGACTCACTGGCTTGTTTGGAGAAGGAACTCGATTCGGTAAGACCACTGAAAGAACACTTATTAACAATATAAAAACTAACAGCACGGGTAACGAGACTGGCTCCCTCATCGTTAACCAATTCTTTACTTTCCAGAAAAAGTTCACGTGCTCTATCTGGGGTTGGGTATTTTGTTTTAAATATTTTGAGCCTGGTCGTAATTTCATCTGGTTCGTGTTGTAGTTGTTGCCAAAAGTTTGCTAAAGGTTCATACAAGTCATTAACCCATACCTCTAAATGAGGATAAGTTTTTGTAATGTATAAAGCAACAGAACCACCTCCAAGGAAAGGTTCTCTATACTCTTTATACTTATTCATATCTGGTAAGAAGCGTGACATCTTTGTGATAGCACGAGACTTACCACCAGGATAACGAAGAGGGGTTTTCAATGATTTCATTTAGGTAATCTGCGATTAAAGTTCCAGTAATCAAATTTTTGCCATATGTAATATACACCAATTAGAGTTCTTTTAAGAAACTCTTCCAATAATATCAATCCAATAAAGAAATAATCCTCTAAGGTTTTCACTTCTTAAATACACCTAACTTAGATAGTAACCAAAGTGTTACTATTGTCCACCCTATAACATACCACATTATTTTTTTGTTGTGTTACTTCTTGTTCTGTTATGAATTGCTATGAACTTATCTCCAGCAAATGTACCACCAAGACACACATCAATCTCATCACCATCCACCCAATTAACATCACCATTCATTTTGGTGTGTTGCATTGCAACTTGGATTTCGTCAATTACTTTTTGTGTTAGTCTCATCAATAGTACCTTGGTCCTGATCCGATCCCTCTTTCTACTTCAACAACTATGGCATCCATTATACGATTAAATGATCTTGCCATTTGACGATAACCAGAACCAACATAAAGTTGTCCTGCTAAAACAGATACAGTAGCTACACCCCAGAAAAGATAATAAAATCTAGATTTAACTTGTGCTCTTTGTTTTTGTTTTCTTGCACCCCATTCAGGTAATGGTGGTGTCGGATAAGAATTAGTCATAATATAATTAGTCTATCGATATTATACTACATGTCTAAGATTTTTTCAAGTGGGTTAGGTAAATCAATTTTTTTAATACGTTCTGTTCTAGGTTCAGTTCTTGGATTGCCTTCCAAATATCGTACAGCATTCATAACACCTTCAAGATTATCACCCAACATTCCTATAGATCTATTACAATCAGCACATAACCATCCTCTATGTTCCTCTGTAGATCTAATATGATCTGCATGCACATCAGTAAAATCAGGAAGATATTTTCCACAACACTGACAAAAATCTGGAAGAGGTTTACCAGAGTTTTTTGCATCCTCTCTAATCTTATTTGTTATAGTTTGATTTCTACTATAACACTTCTTACATGTATTGGTAGTTCCATCAGTACATCTTTTTCTTTCTACTCTAAACAAATCTAAAGTTTTTATTTCTCCACACTGTTTACATTTTTTTGATTTTGTAATATCAATCTCAGTAAGTATATAACTCCCACCATTTCTAACTTGAGGGAACCATTTTTTCGGTGTCATTTAAATTCACATTCCAACATCAATTGAGTTAAGCAAGCAAGTAAATTAATCTCTTGATCTACAACAAAGGCAGCCTTGTATTGATACTCAGCAATAATGAGAACTGCTGCAGCAACACTAGCACCAGTCATTGAACCTGCTAGACTATCATACAACTTTCTCATAATAGAAGTTGCATCACTATCTATATTTTGAGTTACCCATTTTTTAACATCATTAAACTTTTTCTCTTTAAGAAAGGTTACTAGATTATCAACATTAGCATCATTCAGCGTTGCCAGGATGCCCGTATTGATTGATCCCGTGGAGCTATAGCGTTGTAGTTCATTGATGGTTCTTCTGAAGTCTGGAAAATACTTCTGTATAACTTCAACAAGAACTGATGAGTTATACTCAACTTTCTCTGCTGTAAGGATCTCTCTACATCTAGTAAAGAATTCTGCTGCAAGTTGTTGTTTTGTTTTTCCACGAACATTAAAATCAATTACTGTTGTTCTACTATGTAACGGTTCTATTATTTTATTCTTAAAGTTACACGTGAATATGAACCTACAATTCTTTTGGAATTCCTCAATCGACGCACGTAAGAGGAGTTGGACATCTGGTGTTGTATTATCTGCTTCATCAATAATGAGAATTTTGTGACGACTGCTAGATGTAAGAGAAACAGTACTAGCAAAGGATTTTGCCTGATTGCGAACAGTGTCCAAGAATCTACCTTCATCAGACCCATTAATGACATAACTATCTACTCCTAATTCATTACATAATGCCTTTGCAATAGTTGTCTTACCTACACCAGCAGTCCCAGAGAGTAGAAGATTTGGTATCTCTCCTTGCTCTATGAAACTCTGGAAGGTCTTCTTCACATCTGTAGGAAGTATACAGTCCTCAACTTTCTGAGGTCTATACTTCTCTACCCATAAAAAATCACTCATAGTTTATTATCTTGATGGGTCACGTATTCTAAAACTTCCTTATCGATCATACTATACAAACTTTCCCAAGTCAATGTATCTCTTAATTTAGATGCTATGTTACCTATATCATCTCCATTAAGGAACACACCCCTTACTATCTTTTCAGAATAGTCTCCATATTGAGTTTGAAGTTTTGCTCTTGCCTCTACCAACTTGTTAAGGTTGATAGTGATCTTCACATCATTATCAATCATAACCAATCTGGTTTTCTGGATGGGTCACGTAGATAATTATCTGCAACCCAAGGTTTGC